TCAGCAGTTCCTCGGCATATCCGGTCAGGCGGGCCAGCTGGCCGATTGTCAGATCGGGATGCTCGAAGATCACGGAGTCCGGAACCAGAAGCTCCATCGCGAAGGTGTCTGCTTCCCGTTCATATTTATCCGTGTTGAATTGTGTCCTGGAATCCATAAAGATCGCGTTCGCTTTCTTATGTAGGAACAGGTGCCCCAGCTCATGGGCGAGAACGAAGCGCTGCTCCGCCTCTGTGAGCCGTTCATCCAGATAGATGATATGATTCCGCTGGAAGTACTGGTAAAACCCACGGACGCCTTCCAGTGGATAGTGGACCAGAATCACATTCATTCCCTTTATCATTTCAAATGGATCACGCGTCTGGTATTTCCGGACGAGACGTGATACCAGTTTCTTTATGCGCATGGAAATCAGTCCTTTTTATATTTCTTGGGCGTGTATTTCTCTTTATTCTTTTTCTTAGCCATTTCCATTCCGATCTGCATTGCATCCAGAATTGAATTGATTGCCTCCGGAGACGCCGGATCGCCGTCGAACATCAGTCCTTCCTGGGAGAGCAGCTGCTCTTTAGTCTGCTCCAGAATCTTGGCGATGTCTTTCTCATCGCGGGCGGTGAGTTCAGAGGATGTAGTTGATTTGTCTTCCATTAAATCAGATCTATTACAATGAAATAAATCACACATGGCATCGACTTTGTCCATTCGTGGAGATTTTATTCCGTTACACCAGTTATATACAGAAGTTGTACCGACACCCAATTTTTTTGCTAATTCAACTTGGGTAATTTCAAATTTATTCAAATAATAGCGCAAGCGTTTTGAAAAAACAGCATTGAAATCTTGCTCTGGCATTAGATTCACTCCTTTCGTTGTTACCTTGATGATACACCAAAAGTAATGATAATGCAACACTAAAAGTGAAAATATTTCACTAAAAGTGTTGACACACACTTAAAGTGATGGTATACTAAAGCCAGATTCAGGAAAGGAGTGAGATAAATTGCCCAAGGCTATACAGATTAGCTTGGCGGCTGCCAGAGTAAATGCGAAAATGACCCAAGAAGAAGCCGCTATGAAGCTTAAAGTGGGTAAAAGAACGATAATTAACTGGGAAAAGGGAACATCAATACCGTCATTTGCGGATATGAATATGCTTTCCAAGATTTACGGGATCCCGGTGGATAATATTTTTTTGCCCAAAGAATCCACTTAAAGTGATACATCGTAAGACGTGAAAGGGGTGAGAGAGATGGAAACCAGAATAACTTTTGAAATCTCTGGTGAGCAGTACACGATGTTTGTGGAAGGTATTCTGAAAAAGAAATATTACTTGTCCAAAGATAATAAGGGCAGTGTACTAGCAGATCCGATTCCAGTTAAAGTTACAGCCAGCACAATGAAAGAAGCAATTATGTACTGGCTGGAATGTTTACAGGCCTATATGAGAAAAAAGAGATTTCAGAAGAAAAGTCAATCCGGTCGCGGCTGTGCCGGAAATTGCTCCAGAAGAAATATCGGTTAGAAATTTGTTTATCACGTTAGATTTCTTTTCTGGAGTGATGTATGGATTTTTTAATTCGTATAGTAATTCTTCGATTAGTTTCTTACAGTCATCAGGGAGATCTGAGGAAGAGACATCGACAGAAATTTCATTGTAGTTGTTGCTTACGGTGTTCTGCGATCCATTGATGAAAACGGAATTATCGCCCTTGAATAGAGGAGCTGGTTCTGGTTCTTTGTATCCGTTTTCAGCAAACTTTATGCCCTCAACAGTAAGTTTGAATTCACAAAATCCAACAGCACGTGCGGTAAGGCGGATATATCCGTATTCCTCTAATAGAGATAGAGAGTCAAGTATGCTTTTTCTCTCAATGGATGACATGTCATTAAACCAAATAGAAGATCCGCGCATATTTGTATCTTTATAGCGATTGTAGGCATCAGTTAAGAGTTGTAATTCGTTTTGTTGCATAGTCAATCTCCTTTGCAATGTACTCGGCGGTGCAACGCCTGTATAGAAAGTATAACGCAATAGGGATGTGAGAGCAAGCATACAAAGATGCGGAAGGGGTGAAAGAGTATGCCGAAGTTAAAACCAAATATACAGGAAGAACGGAACAGGATCGTTCGTGCATGTATTGCGGGGAATAAGGAGCGGCTGGCGATCGATGATGCCGCTCTGGCTATTAAGGTCGGGGTGACGAAGAAAACGATTCAGAATAAGTATCACCGGCCGGAGACGTATTCCCTGGATGAGATGCAGAAAATCGCAACTGTATTAAAATTCACTCCGATCCAGGCAGCATCTGTGCTCTTGGGCCGGGAACTTACGTCAAAAGAAATCAAGGAATTTATCCTGCTGTGAGAGGAGGTGAAACAGATGCATGAGATCAATAAAAGGACGACAGGCACTCTGTCAGCGATGCAACCGGATCTGGAATATATCCCGGTTTGCAGTGATCCACGGGGAGTACATATGTCCGAAATACACAAGGAAGGCGCGGTCCTCAAGGAAATCCATATCCGGATCGAGAGGCAGTCAACACTGTTTGATGTGATGGAAAAGGCAGGCAGCGTGATCGGCGGCCTGGCAAGTCTGGGAATGGTGTATGTCCTCGGCTGTATGGTTGTAAGATTCGGGATTTTAATTTAAAAAGATCCCCATAACGGAGCGGCAACTCCGAGGGGACCATATGTAAAAAAGTTTACACCTCTATTTTAAAGGAGAAAGAGGAGAAAATCAAGATGGTAAAAGTAACGATTGAGAACGACAAAAACAAGGATGAGGTTACAGGCGAGTTCTTCATGGGGCTTATGATTACCGAAGAAGAGAAAACTGAGGACAGCACAACTTATAAAGGATGTGAGATCAGAACGGGAAATACATGCGTGCAGGATCTCCCGAATAATGTCGCGAAATGGATTGTCAGTACCTTTGGAGCGGTGTATAAAACCAAGCTTGGCTATGCTGCGGCAATGGCAGAGCTTGCCAAGCGTATAGATAATGCGGTCAACCAGGCAATTAAGGAGAGTGCGTGTACGATTACAGATGAAATAATGGAAGAGCTGAAGGGAGAAAAGGAATGAGTGGATTTAAATTATATGAGATCTCAGAAGAGCTCATGACACTGGAGGACATGCTTTACGATGATACGGTTGATCAGGAGACGGTACAGGACACCTTAGAGATGATCAACATGGACTTTGAGGATAAGGCAGATAACTATGCGAAGATCATCCGTACAATGGATGCCAGCATCAAGGCGATGAAGGACGAAGAGCAGAGACTTTCCGGCAGAAGAAAAGCCCTCGAAGAGAGACAGAAGTGGCTGAAGGATACTCTGGAAGCCAATATGCGTTATACCGGAAAGATGAAGTTCAAAACACCGCTGTTTTCCTTCAGCATTCAGAAGAATGGCGGGCTGGAACCGCTGGTAATCACTGGAGAGCTTGAGGACATTCCGGGCCGTTACCTGATCCAGCAGCCGCCGATTCCGGATAACATGAAAATCCGGAAACTCCTGGAAGAGCAGCCGGTTGAGTGGGCACATCTGGAGCCGCGCGGCGAAAGCCTGAGGATCCGCTGATGGACCGGGAAAGTATTGGACCGTTTCGCATGCAGCTGCTTATGGAAGTAGCAGCGAAGGCAGTCAAGATTATGACAACAGGTGTATGGCATTTATCCTTTGACGAGATGGATATCGTACTGGAGTATATCCGGTACGGCATTGATGCTTATAAGAGAAAGTACGAGGAGGGAAACGACGATGTTTCTGAAAATCGGTGAATTGAAAAGAATCATGAAAGATGCCCTGAAGAGCTCCGGACTGATCGTGGGTAATACAGGAGAGTGGTTTTTGGTATACACGGAAAAATGGGGCGTTGCCACAGAGCTGCAGTATCTCTCAAACAAGTTTAAGGCAGCTGTGATTGAGCTGATCGGAGATCTCCCGGAAGAGGGTGAGGCGTATTTGTACAACATCGATGAGCATGGGCTTAAGCGGGCGCCGGATCTGGACCCGGTGGATCCGTACGATGAATGGATGGCTGCGAAGGATGTGGCAGTTAAAACCGGCGTAAATGTACGGTTGTTTGCGCACGAATATGCGTTCTATCAGGTCAAGCAGACACATGCATGCGTCGCAATTGAGCGCCGGCATGTGGAACCGATGATTTCCCCCAGCGACCTGGACAAAATGGAAGGTGAGCTGATGCCGCCGAATCCGAGTGTCAGAAACGGTACGGTCCTCTATTTCAAAAACGATATGATGATCTATTGGGTGGCCGCAGAGCCAATGCCGGAAAAGACAAGAAATGAATTTTTACCATTGTTAGAATCGTTGGATTTCTTCAACGAAAGAGAAGAAGTCATTCCGTATTAGAGGAGGAGTTATGGGATTACCAGTTTTGATCTATGGAAAGTCCGGAAGCGGAAAGAGCCGGAGCTTAAAGTTCTTCGCAGAGGATGAAGTTGTACTGTTTAACACGGAAAGAAAGGCGCTGCCGTTCCGCAAGCGTTTCCGGAAAATGGGAGCCAGCGATGACATTGGAAAGATTATCGCAACAATCAACCAGAATCCGGAGAAAGTCTTCGTGATCGATGACGCCGGGTATATTATGACGCACCTGTTCATGTCCCAACACCGGAATAAAAAAGGCAATGCATCTTTTGAGATGTATGACGATATTGCAGATGCCATGTATGGTCTTGTCAAGAGAATCAAGGATGAGGTAAAGGATCCGGAAAAGATCGTATACATTATTTTCCATGAGGACACGGATGACTTCGGTGTCTCCCGTCTCAGAACCATTGGAAAGCAGCTGGACCGCAAGGTTTGTCTGGAGGGCATGGTGACGATCTGCATTCGCTGCATGAGTGAAAACGGGACACATTTCTTCCGGACAGTTACGGATGGATCCGATATTACGAAGACGCCGGAGGATATGTTTGAGAGCCCAGAAATCGAAAATAACCTGAAGTTAGTGGATGACACCATCCGTGATTTCTATGGATGGGAGAAGTATAAAGCCAAGGAGGACAAGCAGGAATGATTAAGAAACCAACAGGATATGATGAGGCGGCAGCTTATACTGGGGAGTTCCAGCAGCTGCCGAAAGGAAAGTATGTGTGCGTGATCAAGCGGGTTGCGACACAGAAGTCCAAGAACGGAAACGAGCAGTTTGTAATTCTGTATGACATTGCAGAGGGTGATCAGAAGGGCTTCTACCAGAAGATGTTTGATAATGACAAATCACAGAATCCTTCCGGAGCGAAGTGGCGCGGTGTGTTTAAACAGAACATGGAAGGCAAGGGACTTTCCTGGTTTAAGGGTATTATTACCTCAATCGAACGTTCAAACAACTTTACGTTCCAGTGGGACAGAGAGGACAACGAGAAAACGCTGAACGGTAAGAAATTTGGTGGAATCTTCCGTCGCAGACAGTATGAAGCCGAGAACGGAAACCGTCCGATCGTTACGGAGCTGTGGCAGATCCGCAGTCTGGCAGGACTTTCAGAGGCAGAGGTTCCGGAGGACGAGCTTCTTCCGGAAGGACCGGGAGCCGGAAGCCAGCAGGCACAGGCAAATGCGGCACCTCCTTCTATGGTGGACGGCAATGGTTTTATGAATATTCCGGAAGGAGCCGGAGATGAGGGAATCCCGTTCTTATGATCCGGAACTGTACCGGAAAGTTAAGGAATCAGTAACGATGCAGCAGGCCGTAGAGTATTGCGGCCTGCGTGTCATAAAGGATAAATGCCTGTGCCCGTTCCATAAGGACCAGCATCCATCCATGAAGATCTATCCGGATGGAAAAGGATATTACTGTTTTGCATGTGGATCCGGTGGGGATCAGGTCAAGTTTGTGGCAAGATACCTCGGCGTAAATAATTATGATGCAGCTAAGGAGCTGGCGCAGGCCTTTGGGATTCCCATTGAGGAGCCGGTCACATATCGGGAGAAACGTGAAGCAGAGAAAAAGAAGCGCTGCAGGCGAGAGAAAGACGAGTTTACCCGATATGCGAGGAAATGGCTAATGGTGTACCGAAGCCTCCTGTGCGAGGCGGTCAGAACGCAGGACAGGCATTTCTGGGAGGGGCTGGGCAATTTATCGTATGTGGACTACCTGCTTGAATGTCTGGAGCAGTGTCCGGAACAGGTATACGCAGACAAGAAGGCGGTGAGTGAAATTGGAAAAGTCGAACGAAGAGTTACTGACTGGTATAGCTAAGCTGGAGCGGCAGAGTCCATTTCCGGATGAAATCTTTTACCGGATCTTTGAGATTGAGGACAATGTGGAACGGCAGAAGTATATTGAGGCATTGCGGAACGAAGCCAAGATCTTAAAGCGCAGCACGGAGTTTAACAATCTGTTGAAGCAGTTCCAGCTTGACTATATTCAGCGGATGCGCCAGACCGGCAACAAAACGGCTTTTACCGATCAGCCGCTGGAACTGATCTGTGCAGAATGGAGCGCTACCGATATGGGCGTGAAAACGATCCGGTACGATAAGAATATGCAGCCGATTCCGGTGATTGCGTGCAGTCATCCGATTATGCCGATCGAGATCCTTAAAAACGTGGATACATCGGAGGAAAGGATCACGCTTGCCTACTTCAAGTCAGCGTCTTGGCAGCATATTACGGTAGACCGGTCTGTTTGCGCCAATACCAACAAAATTGTGGACGTGCTGTCTCAATATGGCATTGAGGTTACTTCCGACAATGCGAAGAGTCTGGTGCGTTATATCAGTGACTGCGTAGGTTACAATCCTGTCGCTTTGGAACCGAAGAAATCCATTAACCGTTTGGGATGGGTCGGTGTAGCCTTTACCCCGTATGAGAAAGATATCCGGTACGAGGGTGGAATGGATTTCGAGGCGATCTTTAAAAATGTGTCTGAAAAGGGCGATTTTGACGTCTGGAAGAAGCTTTGCAGTGATCTCAGGAAGAATATACCTCTGCGCATGATGATGGCAGCAAGCTTCGCTTCTGTGCTTCTGGAGCCGCTTAAGGTACTGCCGTTTGTGCTGCACTTGTGGGGAACGACCGGAACAGGAAAGACGGTGGCGCTTATGGTGGCAATGTCCATCTGGGGGAACCCGCGGATGGGCGGGCTGGTAAAGACCATGAACATGACCAAGAATGCCATTATGCGTAATGCAGCTTTTTTATGCAGCATCCCTTTTGCGGGAGATGAGCTGCAGACCATCAAGGACAAATGGCAGGGAAATTTTGACCAGCTGATCTACCAGATCACAGAGGGCGTGGATCGCGGCCGCGCGAAGGCTTATGGCGGTGTAGAGGATACCAAGACCTGGAAGAACAGTTTTATCTTTACCGGCGAGGAACCGATCACGAAGGTGAACTCCGGAGGTGGTTCAAAAAACCGTGTTATCGAGATCGCAATAGACGGTCCACTGGTGACAGACGGCCATTATGTGAGCAGCATGGTGCAGGAGAATTATGGCTTTGCTGGAAGAAAGTTTGTGGAGTACATACAGGAGACAGAAACCTGCAAAATCATGGACCGTTACAGAGAACTCTTTGAGGAACTCTGTAAGCTGGACACTACGGACAAGCAGGCTATGGCCATGGCCTGCATGCTGTTGGCAGATGAGATTGCGGTGAAGCTCTTTTTTACGGCAGAGCAGCCGTTGCAGATTGTTCAGGTAAAGCAGTACCTGCAGAGTGCATTTGATGTGGATATTGCCGAGCGCGCATATCAGCAGGTGTTGAACTGGGTTGCAAAGTACCAGATCCGTTTTGAAGATCCGAAAGCTGAAAACTCGCTGAATAAGGGCGAGGTCTGGGGAAAGATCGATGGCGGGAAGCTGATCGTGAACCGTGATGTACTTTTAAGTTTCCTGGATCAGAATGGATTTGACTATACGGCAGTAAGCCGAAAATGGGCAGAGAAAGGCTATCTGGTGCGCAATTCGCAAGGGAAGATGGTGCATCAGACGAAGGTATATGGAATCAAATCGAGCTACATCAAATTCAACCTGCCAGAGGATGACGATACTACGGACAAAGATGGGTTTGTGCAGGTCGAAAATTATGAGCAGGAGACACTGCCTTTTGACTAAAAGGTCTTACCTGATTTCTAAAAGGTAAGACCTTGGTAAGACCCTTGAAGCCGCATAAACACTGGCTTTTTTAATAAGGTCTTACCTGTCTTACCGGTCTTACCTGTTATATAGTCTCGTGACGCGAGGAAAAAAACGTCATTATTTTTTCTCTTATAAAAATATAGACTTATTATCCGGGTTTTTAGGTAAGACAGTAAGACCCTAAGTAAAATAAGGGCTTGCGGGCATTTTTCAGGTAAGATTCGGGAAAGACATTTCCGGAAAATGGTAAGACCGCAGCTATGAGGGGATGAAAACAATGAAAATGAGCAATAAATCAGCCGGCACAATGTTTG